TCTCGCCACGCAAAGAATATCAAAAAGGGTAAGATGTCTGCAGCATACTGGGCTGATAAAGTAAAGTGGTCTCCCTCTAAAACTAAATCCCCTTCTAAGAAGTGGGTGAAAGGTTCATAATGTGGATTGCCATAATGTTAGTGTGTTTTGATCCCTCTGCTTTATCCTGTGAAGTAAGAGCTAAACCAGAAGCTTTTTATAGTGAACAGGCTTGTAGAGAAGAATCAGAAGCCGTAGCTGCAAGTATGTTAAAAAGAAATGTATATGCCGTACCAGCATGTTTTGAAGTAGGGACAAGTTCGTAATGCCATATAAATCCAGAGCACAACAAGCCGCAGTAGCTATTGCTAAAAAGAAAGCAGCAGCTAAAAAGAAACGTACAGGTATGTCTAAAGGCGGAGATACTATTAATGCTGCTGGTAACTACACAAAACCTGAAATGCGTAGGAAACTTGTACAACAAGTTAAGGCGGGTTCAAAAGGTGGCAAACCTGGACAATGGTCTGCGAGAAAAGCCCAGATGGTTGCAAAACAATATAAAGCAAAAGGCGGGGGCTACAAATCATGAAGGCTCCCCAGAAGTCATTAAAGAATTGGACAAAGCAGAAGTGGCGCACAAAGAGTGGCAAGCCTAGTGCTAAGACTGGAGAACGGTACTTACCCGAGGCTGCAATTAAATCTTTGTCGTCTGCAGAATATGCAGCTACCACTAAAGCAAAACGTGAAGGTACAAAGGCTGGCAAGCAGTTTGTAAAACAGCCGAAGAGTATAGCAAAGAAAACAGCAAAGTTTAGAGCAGCAGAGGGCGGTATGGCTAAAAAACCAATGAATCCAGGGATGAAAGCCCTGAAGAAAGCAGCACCAGCAGTAGCCAAGAAAATGGGTTATAAAGCTGGAGGACAAGCAATGCATCGTATGCCAGATGGTACTATGATGAAAGGTGCAAAGCACGGATATAAACACGGTGGGTTAGTTCACTCCACTGGTAAATTAAACACTGGTATTAGAGGGTGTGGAGAATAAATAATGGCTGATAAAAAGAAAAACAAACCCGCAGTAACTAAACGTATGCATACTCAAGAGGCTCCAGAATATTCACTTGCTACTTCTCCACGATTTAAAACAATTGCTGCAAAGGTAGAAAAAGGAGAGCTTACTACTGCAGAAGCCGTAGATATGCTAGTTCCTAAAGACCTAAAAGGTGAAGAACGTAAGAAAGTACGAAAGATAATTGCAGGGGCTATTGGCACTCAAACTGCAAGGCAATTTATAACAAATTCACGACAACGAGCTAGTGAAAATGTAAATCGTCCAGGTGGTGAGTACGAAAAGAAACAGTCACGTAAACCTGGTATGAATAAAGGTGGCATGACTCATAAAAAAGGCATGGCCTATGGCGGCATGTCTAAAAAGAAAATGGGTATGAACGCAGGTGGTATGGCTAACTGCGGTGCCTCTATGAAACCTAACAGGATGTCCAGGTCATGAAGCTTGAAGACGATAAAGTTGTAGATCATATTGGGACTGTCCTTGCCGAAAAAATTCGTGGTGAGTGGCATACTAAAGATCCTGCTGTCTTAGACTTTATAAACAATCAGGGTACAGAAACAGTCAGAGTACGTGCTAGAAACGAGAAGGGTCAGCTAATGGCAGATGATCCTTCTACACCTGATGTTAATGAAGCATGGACAACTAAAATAGTTAAAAAAGTAAAAGGTAAAAAGTAAGTGGTATCTTTAAGTTATAACACAGCAACTGAAAGTGTTGCTGTTACAGCCACTGCAGGTGGGGCAAGTAGTGATGTTTTATACACTTGCCCTAATAACTATGATGCTGTAGTTACCTTTCTTCATGTAAGTAATGGGGGTGTATCTACAGATAATGTTTCTATTCAGTGGTATCACAAAGAAGATGACACGTACTATACTATAGTTAATAACAAATCTGTTTCAGGTCAGGATGTATATAATATGATTACATCTGATAGGTTGTACTTACATGCAGGTGACAAGATAACTGTATTTAATGGTGGTGGTACTATGGGTGTCACAATATCTGTAGAGGAACATTACAACCCTAACAGAAAAACATAACGGACTTGCATTTTTATCAATAGTATAGTATAACTATGTGTGTATAACTAGTCTCTGTAAGCTGCATAAGTGCAGCAATTTATGGAGACAACAATGAGAAAGTTTTTTGAAAGATTAATCGAAGCACGTCAACGTCAGGCTAATGCACGAATTGCAGAGATGCACCTCTGGAAAATGTCAGACCGTGAACTAAATGATTTAGGTATTGGTCGTGCAGACATTAAAAGAATAGTTCGTGGCGACACACTATAAAGACAACACACACAAGGAAACACACACATGGAAAAATATACCTCTAATCCGTATCAAATACGTACAGACCTTTTGGCTATGTCAAAAGAGATGTTAGACAAAACATATGACACACAGCTTCAACTAGCATACGCAGCTATGGAGCAGTACAAAGACAATGCTGAACTAGCTTTAGAAGCTTGGAAGAAGTACATCCCTACGATGTACACACCTGAAGAAGTTAAGAAGCAAGCAGAAACATTATACGAGTTTGTAGTCAATAAAAAGTAAAGTCTAATGAGTCTTTGGGAGGAGGCGAATGGACCCTGTTACAATAATTTCAGGTGCGACAGTCGCCTTCAATGCCCTTAAAAAAGGCTTTGCTGTAGGTAAAGATTTACAAGACATGGGTAGCCAACTAACTAAATGGGCTGGCCACATGTCTGACTTAGGTCAAGCTGAGAAGCAAGTAAAGAACCCTCCGTGGTGGAAAACACTGGGTGGTTCTGTAGAAGCCGAAGCTATGGAAGTATTTGCAGCTAAACGTAAAGCTGAACAAATGCGAAAAGAGCTGAAGGACTACATTAGCTTTACTATGGGGCCATCTGCTTGGGATGAGCTTGTAGCTACAGAAGCTAAGATAAGAAAACAAAAGAAAGAGCAAGAATACCGTAAGGCTGAGATGCAAGAAGCAATAATTACTTGGACAGTTACAAGTTTACTTTTAGCAATAGGTTTTGGTATTTTTGGCTTTATATTATATATGGTGACATAATGGCTAGAAACCTAACAGAAAAACAACAGAAGTTCCTTGACGTATTGTTTGAGGAAGCTGGGGGCAACCTAGTAAAAGCTAAGAAGCTTGCTGGGTATGCTGACGCTGTTACTTCTAGACAAGTAGCAGAACCACTTGCAGATGAAATTGCAGCACTAACAAAGAAGTTTATTGCTTCGTCTGCTACAAAAGCTGCATACTCTATGTTTGAAGTTATGAACAACCCAACAGATCTAGGAAATAAAGAAAAGATGGCAGCTGCAAAAGATGTCCTAGATCGTAGTGGCTTTACAAAGACAGAGAAAGTAGAAGTCTCTGCTGCAAGCCCACTATTTATTCTGCCACAAAAATCGGATGAAGACGAATAAAACTTGGAAGCTACCCAGACCAGACTTTATTGATGGTGAGTATGTTTGGAAACCTGCGGTAAGAGTTGGTAGACATATACCATTTGGTTATAGACAAGACCCAGATGATTGTGATATACTACTACCAATTCCAGAAGAGTTAGAATTATTTGAATTAGCTAAGAAACATCTTAAACGTTATAGTTACAGAGAAGTGTCTGCTTGGCTCTCTACACAATCTGGAAGATACATTTCCCACGTAGGTTTATATAAGAGAGTTAAACTTGAGCAAAAACGTAAGACAGAAGCTGCAACTCAACGCTACCTTGCCCAACGCTACAAAGAAGCCCTTGAAAAAGCGGAAAGGCTCGAAGGTAGACAGCTCGGACAAAAAGAGTATACCAGCTCAACCAAAACCTGAAGAACTAGACTTTGAGCAGGTAGCACAGGAAGTTATATTTGAGCCGAACCCTGGTCCTCAGACTAAGTTCTTGGCTGCAACTGAACAGGAGGTTCTTTATGGAGGTGCTGCTGGTGGAGGTAAATCCTATGCAATGGTTGCCGACCCTGTACGCTACTTGGGGAACCCAAATGCGAGAATGCTTCTTGTCCGCCGTAGCACAGAAGAACTTAGAGAACTTATATCGGTAAGTAAACAACTCTATCCAAAAGCTATTCCTGGAATTAAGTTTATGGAAAGAGATAAGACTTGGGTAGCTCCATCAGGTGCTACATTGTGGATGTCATATCTTGATAGAGATGATGACGTTATGAGATACCAAGGTCAAGCTTTTAACTGGATTGGCTTTGACGAACTTACACAATGGCCTACACCATATGCTTGGAACTACATGAGATCACGTCTCCGTACTACAAAGGCATCTGGTTTGCCACTGTATATGAGAGCAACAAGCAACCCAGGTGGCCCTGGGCATCAGTGGGTTAAGAGAACATTCATTGACCCTCAGACTCCAAACAAGTCGTTCCATGCTACTGATGACAACGGAGAGGTGATAACTTGGCCGAAGGGTCATAGCAGAGAGGGTGAGCCTCTGTTCAAACGGAAGTTTATTCCAGCCACCCTCTTTGACAACCCTTACCTTTCGGACGATGGACTCTATGAAGCCAACCTTTTATCTTTGCCTGAACATCAACGAAGACAGTTGCTTGAAGGTGACTGGGACATTAACGAAGGAGCAGCTTTCCCAGAGTTTAACAGAAGCATCCACGTTGTTGACCCATACGACATACCAAATAACTGGATACGCTTTAGAGCTTGCGACTATGGTTACGGCTCCTACACTGGGGTTCTTTGGTTTACTGTAGTTCCAGGATCAGAACAGTTAGTGGTCTACAGAGAACTCTATGTATCTAAGGTTACAGCTACAGACTTAGCTGATATGATCTTAGAGATAGAAGAAGAGGCTGGGGAAAGAATACGTTATGGAGTTCTTGACTCTTCTCTTTGGCACAATCGTGGTGATACTGGCCCTAGCCTTGCTGAACAGATGATTTTAAAAGGCTGCAGATGGAGACCTTCAGATAGATCTAAAGGCTCTCGTGTAGCAGGTAAAAACGAAGTACACAGACGATTACAAGTTGATGAGTTTACAGAAGAACCCAGAATGGTTTTCTTTAGTACTTGCACTCAAACTATAGCACAGATACCTAGTCTACCTCTTGATAAAAACAACCCAGAAGATGTAGACACACATGCAGAAGACCACTTGTATGATGCTTTAAGGTATGGTATAATGACAAGACCAAGAAGTAATATATTTGACTTTGATCCTTCTGCCCAGCGCACTGGCTTTCAGGCATCAGATCCCACTTTTGGATATTAAGGATAAAACATGGAAGAAGATTTTGAAGATATGATGATGGATATGGATGAGGCTTCTGCTATTGAAGATGTAGCAGAAGAAGACTACTCCGACCCAGTCACAGGTCAAATCGTACAGTTTGTAAAAGACAAGTACAGTAAAGCTGAAACTGCCCGTCAGTTAGACGAGGAACGTTGGATTCAGGCTTACCGTAACTATCGTGGTCTTTATGGTCCTGATGTACAATTTACTTCTACTGAAAAATCTAGAGTATTTGTAAAAGTTACAAAGACAAAAGTACTTGCTGCAT